GGTTCTACTGTTGAAGCTGTGTTATTATCATTATCTAAACATTTGTAAACATTTCTGTCTGTTGTTAATACATAAAATGCTGAGTCATGCAAAGTTGACGCACCACCATTAGCTGCAATAGCAGTTGTATTACCTGTTGCATAATCTCCATAATCATGTCTGTAAATATCGTATGTTGTGCCTGTAGTCCAGTTTCTTCTTGGTACTGCAAAAGTAACATCTGTAGAAGTAATTTTTTTAGCAGCCAACATGTCATCATAAGGAAAATGTTGTGAATTAACATTATCTGCTGGTGTGATTGGAGCAGCGTCTGTTCCTTCGTTATTTGTTCTACCATCACCTCTTGTTGATGTTGCAAAAGGTTGAGGTCTTCCGATACCTAGGTAAAAAGTGTTACCTGCTGATTCAGAAAAAGCCTCTGAAAACTGTTCACTATTGTGTATTCTAAATCTGTCTGTTATTATTGCTGGCATATTATTTTAACTCTTCCTTAACTATATTTATACAAGTTTCCATTATGGTTTTGTCGGCCAATTTAAATTACTTAAATCTTCAGCCAGTTTAGAACTATCGCTAACCGTGTAGTTACTTGGTAAGTCCCTTAAAGCCTGTCTATATGTTGTCATATCAGAGCTCATAGCTCATCTGATAATGCGTAAAAATCTGTTTCCATGAGTTTCATATTTCTTTGAACTCTTAAATTTTCTTCAGCTCTTTCTTTAACTTTAGCGTCTGATACTAATATATCCGCTTCTGCCTCTTCTTCGGCTGTATAAGCGACCACATCTCCGTTTACATTTTTATATCTTGTCATTTTATTCCTTTAATCCGTATAATGCAAAACTTCCACTAAAAACTGTAGAACCATCAGCACAAGCAATTCTTAAACCATCTACTGCATTAGATAAACCAGCGGCTGAATCTAAAGTACCAGAGGCAATTTGCCAAACTGCTTCATTTGTTGTATTACCATTTCCAACCATGACCGTAATCATATGTTTATCTTTTGCCGTACTTGATAAATTATAAAATGTTGATTCAAAGTTTGATGAAAATCCTGCTGTTGTTCCTGTGTATCTCTGCCAACCCATTCGTATATAACCACTACTAGTAGAACCACCACTTATATCAAATGCTGAATTATTACCTTTTAATGAAGCAGATTGTGTTTCATAACCTGAACCAATATAACTTCCACTAACTCTAAATTTACATACTAAACCTTGTGTTGAACCAAAATCAACTCTATGTCCTATAATCTTGTAAACATTGTAGGTGTTATCTAAAACCACATCATTAGACCCATGTTGAAAATCAAGTGAAGAAACTCCACCAGCAGTCAATGTTTTTATGTGTACAAAATCACCTGTACCTAAACTTGATGTTACATTATTTGCGAATGCTCTTGTTATAGCTCCCATATTATCCTCCGAGATACCTAAATTGAATTTCTGCACCTGTAGCAGGCGCCGTGTCGAAAGTTAATGTATTTCCTGAAACTACATAGTCATCTGTTGGTACCATACAAATACCATTTACAAAAACTAAAATCTCAGCAACAGTATAATTCGTATTGATTGTAAATGATTTACCTGAATTTGTACCAGATAAGTTACCTACAGCTGTACCTGAAGTAATATTTAATCTTGCTTGTTTACCAGTTACAACTTCTATACCATGACCCATATAACTATGAGCTGAACATTGATATTCTAAAGGTGTTGGTGAACCACCTTCAAGATGAATTTGTGTATATGCACCTGCTGAACCAGGAGTACCGTTTGTAGTTACATTTGTTGTATATGCTCTTGCTTTGACTTGGTCATAATAAAATAGTAATGGGTGACCTGAGTTTGAAGCGTCTGATTGGTCGAACTTGTATATACCTGGAGATAAAGATAAAATTGGTGATTGGTCGCCATCAATAACATAACCTAAAGATGAACCTTGACCAAATCTATAGTGTTCACTTGTTTTAGTTGCAACTGTAACTATAATGTTTTGTATCTCTGTTGAATCTGGTGAACGGTGAGAAATATATTTTGCGTCATGTAAAGGCTGATTATTCATATCTAAATCAGTACCAGAAGTATGACCAGCGGCAACAGTAATAGTTTTAGTTGTTCCTGTTCCTGAAGCAGTTACACCAGTACCAACAAAGTTTATTGTGTCAGCTGCTGTTGATAAACTTGAGCCTTCTTCTTGTATTGTTAATGCTGTACCGGCTGTACCTGCATTAAATCTACCTTGTGCTGAACTCCATATTAATGCTTGTCCGTCTGCAACACCTGATATGTTAACATTTGATAAATCACCAACTGAAGCGTTTTCATTTATAAGTTTTGTCCAACCACCTGCGTCTGCAACATAAGCTTGATTTTGAGCTATGTCATATGCAAACATACCCTCATAAGTTGTTTCACTTGGAAAGGCAGCTACATTGGCAAAGTTAAATCTAATTTTTGAACCTGAAGATGTATTATCAAATGCACCAGTAACATTAGCAGATGAAATATTTGTAATTGTGTTATCTGCACCACTAATTGTTTTATTAGTTAAGGTGTCTGTAGATGATTCTGTAACAACTGAACCGTCTGTAGCAAAAGAAACTTTATTTCCTGTTACAGTTGTTGTAATTCCTGAACCACCTTCAAAAGTAATTGTTTCACCTAATGCTACGGTATCTATTGTACTTGCGTCATCTTTTATAGAAATAGTTGGAAATGTATTAGTAGCAGCTGTTAAATTTTTATTAGTTAATGTTTCTGTGCCAGTTAATGTGGTGAAATCGTTATCTGTTAATGCTGTATTGAATTGTGCTGTAGTACCTGTAATTGTGTTGCCACTTAATGCAATTGATTTATTTGTAAGAGTAGTTGTACCTGTAGCTGTCAATAGAGATGAAGCGTCAGCAGAAATTGTTAATGTGTTACCTGAAATAACACTATTGATGGCAGTACCACCTAGAATTTTTAATGTTTCACCATTAGCAGAAATAGTCGCTACTGTAGACGAGTCGTCTGCAATTTTAATTGTACCGTCAACAGTTGTACCGTTACCGATTGCTGTATAGATTTCGTCAAAGTTTAAATTGACTTTGTTAGCACCGGCACGGAGGTTATCACCTGTTCCGTCGTTTGCTAAAGAACCTCTGTTTATTGTTAGTTTTGCCATTTGCCTCTATCTCTTTGTATTATACTATTTATAATAGTTTTTATGATGTTGTTTTATCAAATGTTGTTCCTGATGTATCAAATTTAGTTAATGTGTTACTAAACAAGTCAGCATTTGTACCTATCTCACAAGGAAACGCATAATTCATCTTAATTTTACCACCAATATCATTTGAGGTAAATAAGAATATAGGAACTTGTTGTCCATCAAGAGCAGTTTTAGTACCTTGTATCTTGATATTATTTAAGTTTTGGAATGAGTTAGCTGCTGAACCAGCGGCTGACAAACCAAATGCTGTATTAGCATATTTATTCAATGAACTAAATCTTGGTCCACCGTATGCATAACCACTTCTTACATCATGTGTAACACCAGCATTATCCACAATTAAGTTTCTTTGCCTACTTAAATAATCTATTTTAATTCCTTCTCTCGAAGCTGTCAAATCTCTAGTGTTTGCGTCAAATGGGTCCCTAAAATCATTACTTACATCTGAATTACCACCAACCTGTGATTTAGCTCTTAAATTAGAACCGTCTGAATTTGTTCCTAATCTTCTACCAAATACTGTTACAAATAATGTATTAACAAGTGATAATAATGGCGCTTCAAGTGTTCCTGAAGTAACACCTTTGACAGGACCTTTTGCCGTTACAATTATTCTTGATTCAATATCAACTTGACCTGTAAAATAAAAACCTGCTGTGTGCATAGTCTTTTTAAATGCGTCACGCCATCTAGCGATTGATTGACCTACTTTAATTACATAAGAATAATCTTGATAGTATAAACTATCTTGTACTCTCATTGTAGTTTCTGAAAGTTTACCTCTTTCACTAATAAATGCACCGTCTGTATCTGATACAGAAACAACATTTACACTTGCTGTAGAAATATCTAATTTTGCAAGTTTAGAT